GGAGAGTAAGTAATGTCTGAAGTAGAACTCAAAGTCACGCTGGAAGAAGCGGTCGCTATCGTGAATCTCTTGGGAACCCTGCCGACGAGCCAAGGCGCAGGGCCGCTGTGGGCGAAACTGAAAGCGCAGGTGGAGGCGCAGATGCCGAAGGCTGACGCACCGAAGGATGTCGCGCTGTGAGCGCGCTCAAGGGCGCAACGCGCAGCCGCACGATGTGGCTCAATGTCATCATCGCGGTGCTCGCGGGGCTCGAGCTCGCAGGCGCGCATCTCACGACCTTGCTCGGCACGCAGGTCGCCGCAGCGATTTTGCTCGCAAGCGCGGTCGCGAACATGGCGCTGCGGGCCGTCACCACGATGCCGCTCTCGGAGAGATGAAATGGAAAACGCCCAGACGCTTTTTAATCTCGCGGTCGCCGTCGCCGGATTTTTTGGCGGCTGGTCGCTCTCGCAACTGACGCGCACCATTAACCAAATAGACCAAGACGTGCGCAAGATGCCGCTCACCTACGTGACGCGCGTCGACTACCGCTCAGACATCGACGACATCAAAAAGATGCTGTCAAAGATCAGCGACAAACTCGACGGCAAGGCCGACAAATGATCGGGCCGCGGTGGCTCGTCGATGTCGGCATCGCGGTCGTAATTTTGGGGGTAGGCTATGCAGCAGGACATTGGATCATGGAGCGGGCGCGTGAAGAGGGCCGGGCTGAGCTGCGCGCCGAAAACGAGCAGCTGCGCGGTGAGCTCGAGCGACAGCGCATTGACCGATCGCGCGCCGAATCGGCGACGGCGAAGTATCTCGCGGAGCTCGAGGTCTTGCGTCGCGCTGCTCGCACTCGCTCTGTCCGGCTGTGCGTCAGCACCTCGGCCGTGCGTGCCGGCGAGCCCGCCGCCCGAGCTGATGAGCCCGCCGCCGCCGCCGGGGTCGGTGACGGAGCAGCTCGATCAAATCCTCAAGCGTGGCAGCCAGGCGCCGACATCGGGCGCGATCTTTTCGATCTAGCGGCGCAGTGCGACGCAGAGATCGCTCGGCTTCGGGCGCTGCAGGGGTGGGTGCGTGATGGACTTTGACCAGGCGTTCCGCAAGCTGCTCGAGCACGAGGGCGGCTACAGCGATCATACGAGCGATCCCGGCGGTCGCACGCGCTACGGCATCACCGAGGCTGTGGCGAGACGAGAGGGCTACAGAGGGGACATGCGAGAGCTGCCGATCTCTGATGCCAGGCGCATCTACAAGGCGCTCTATTGGTCTGTAATGCGCTGCGATGAGCTGCCTGCGGCCTGTCGCTTTGAGGCTTTCGATGCGGCGGTCAATTCTGGACCCGCGCAGTCGGCCGAGTGGCTGCAGCGCGCCTGCAACTTGCCCGTAGATCGTGTCGTTGGGCCGGTGACGATCGCGGCGGCGCAGAGTGTGGGCGGAGAAACGGTCGCGCGGCGCATGGCGGCGTATCGGCTTCTGATGATGACGACGCTTCCGCACTGGCAGGTGTTTAGCAAGGGCTGGGTGCGACGGCTCGCTGGCAATCTCCTTGCGTGACCTATGCCGCAACGATTCACGGACGACGAATTTATCGCGGCTTGGCGCCGGCTGCAGAGTGCGACCAAGGTCGGCGCGCTGTTTGGGATCGATGTCCGCAGCATTCATCAGCGCCGGCGCAATCTCGAAGAAAAGCTCGGCATCTCGCTGCCTAGCAAGGCCGCGAAGCCGATTGGCGGGCCTAAGAACGAGCAAGGTGGACGCTTGTCAGAGCTCGCGGATTTTCGAGCTCGGCACTACGAGGCTGATATTGAGCTTGAGGTCACCGACGGGATCGTGCTGGTCGGAAGCGACGCTCACTACTGGCCGCTGATCGTCTCGGTCGCGCATCAAGCATTTTGCGAGCTCGCGAAACGGCTTAAGCCGAAGGTTGTGATCCTCAACGGCGACATTCTCGATGGAGCGCGAATCAGCCGGCACGCGCGGATTATGTGGGAGCAGCAGCCGAAATTGCGCGATGAGCTCTCTGCTCTTCAGGATCGCTGCGCGGAAATCGAGCGAGCGGCTGGCGAGGCGCAGCTCGTGCGCACGATCGGCAATCACGATGCGCGATTTGAGACGTATCTCTCGGGCTCGGCGCCCGAGCTCGAAGAGACCACAGGGTCGACGCTGCTCGATTATCTGCCGCGCTGGCGCGCCGGCTGGGCGGTGCATCTTAATCGCGGCACGCCGGGCTGGACTGCGATCCGTCATCGGCCGGTGAGCGGCGGCATCCATTCGGCCTACAACTCAACGCTCCGCTCGGGCGTGCATTACGTCCACGGGCATTTGCATAAGCTGCAAATAACGCCGTGGGGCGACTATCGCGGCCGACGCTATGGCATCGACACGGGCACGCTCGCTGAGGTCGACGGGCCGCAGTTTTCGTATGCCGAGCGCGCGCCGATGAACTGGGCTGCAGGCTTTGCAGTGCTGTCTTTCGAGGCCGGCGTGCTGCTCGAGCCCGAGCTCTGCGTCGTGCAGGGCGCGCGGGCGGTTTTTAGGGGCGCTAGGCTGTGATGTGCAGGACGTGCTTTTGGTCTGCCCAGCTGACGCGCAAGGCGGCGCGGGTTTGGTGCGCGCATGCCGTGTGGCACGGCTGGATGGTCACCGAGGCACGATGCGCAGGCGCTGGGTGGCAGCCGGACCCGGAGGCGACTGTCGATCGATGAGGTCTTGATAGGCGTCGAGCTTGTCCTCGGCGAGCCCGAGCTGCAGCGAGAGCAGTGCGCGCTCGGTCTCTCGCAGTTTTTTTTCGAGGCGATCGTGCTCAGCAAGCAGAAGTTTGACTCGCACGGCAAGCGCCTGGCTGAGCTCTGAGGCATCGGGTATCGCGCCCACGTGGCCGACGATCTCGGCGTCGCTCATGCAAGCGTAGTATTGGCTCACGGCTGCAGCTTGCAAAGACCACACATGCACTCCACAGCCTTTTTCTGCGTGCGACGCTCAAAGTCGTGGATGACGAGCGTCTGCAATTTTATTCTCGCGTCGAGTTTGTGTGCGGCATCCATCAATGCCGAAAGATGCGCGAGCGCCTGCTCGTACTCGCTTACGGTTTCGATGACTTTGACTGGTTCGTCGATCATCCGATGCTCCAAAAAATCGGCCGACAGAGACACCTCTGCCGGCCGACTGCTCACTCGCTGTCGCCCAAGAGCTGGTCGACCGAATCGCGCAGGATCGCCCACTGCTCGGCCGTCACGGTGATCTCACCGTCGCCGTCGGGCTGCGAGAGGCGCACGTACTCTCCGTCGCCGTCGTCATGTAGCGTCGCTGCGATCCGGCTGTCGTCAGACAGTCCCACATCCTCGTTAATTACGGTCAGCTGCGTCGTTTTCTGTTCCATCTTCATCTCCACGTGGTTGGTTAAGCTGTTTCCTATCGGCGATTATCTCATCACAGAGCTCCTCGACCTCGCCGATCAAATAGTCGAGATCCTCATCCGATATCTGCTGCTTGTCGTTGACCCAGCACCAGTTCGGATCGAGCCGGCGGAGACCATCGCGCACGGTGAGCATCAGATCGCGCTCGTCGTCGAGCTGCGCAGTTAAGCTTTCGATCTCGCTGATGTACTCCGTGATCCGCTGACGCAGGTCGTGTATCTCACGGCGAAGCTCGGTCTCAGTGTGGGTGCGTTTGTCCCACTCGCGCTCCCAGGCGCCGGGCGGGCTGATTGTGTCAATGATCATAAGGTTGCCAGCTTGCGCGATCGGGCTGGCGCTCGACTAGCTGTGCACGCGCGCATCGTGGGGGGTTACCAAGTATCCGGGTAGTTTCGTTTGCAGGCCCAGTTTGGCCGCGGGACGTGAGACCAGTCGTAACTGATCAGCTCGCGCCGCGCTCGGGCGTAGCGTCGCAAAAACTCAAAAAGGGATGTCATCGTCAAACTCCGGCTCGGTGCCTGTCTGCTGCGGCGCTGCGGCGGGCTTGGGCTCGCGCGGCTTGACACTCAAAGAAAAAAACTTCGAATTGGGCGAGCGCGCATTCGGTCCAGCGGTTTTCACCCAACCGCTGAGCCAGAATTCCTTCCCCTCGACGTTGAGGGTGCCGGTATATTCCGGGTGCTTCTCGGTCTCGCGTCGGTCATTGCGACCGAGCGTGCCGGTGTTGGTCCTGTCAAACTGTTTCACTCACAATCTCCTCTAGGATTTTCTGTTTCTCGTCGACTTCTGCCAAAAACTTGATGACCTCGGCCTCGGCCATCGCGATGAATTTATCGTCGCGCGGGATCCGCACGATCATCAGCTGCATCTTTGCCGGAAATCGCGGATCGTAGCAAACATAGTCGCACCAAGCGCGCTGAGTGCACGCCATCTGCCACTGCATCTGCGTGAAATACTCCGGCGCTGGCCGGCGCTCGAGCAAGGCATCGAGATGGTTGTGGCTGAGCATGCATTTGATCTCGACGAGGCCGTCGTCGCCCACAAGGCCGTCGGGCGAGCATCCAGCGAGCTCGATCGTCGGGTGCGGCGCCCAGCCGATCTCGTCGATGAGCACGCCGACGGCGGCTGAGTAGGCATCGCGGGCGGCGGCCTCCATGTCGATACCCCACTGCATCGCGCGCGTGACGGGAATTTGAGTGAGCTCTCCCGTCAATCGCTCGAGCAGGATGTCGGTGAGGCGCGCCTGCCGCTGCGCGGTGTAGTCGCCCGATCGGGTGCGCGTGATGATGTCGTGCACCCGGCCGGCGCTGACCTTGCCCGCTTTGATTGCGTACCATTCTGGGCTGCGCTGTTCCATCACAGTGCCTTTTTCCGCGCCGCAAAGGCAGCCGCGTGCTGCGATCGCACTGAGGTGTCGAGCTTGCGGTACAGCGCGTTTAAGTCTGCGACCGTCGCGCAGGCCTCAATTTGGGTTAGCACCTGCGCGTCGAGCGCCGGCGGCGGCAGGGACTGCCGACCTTGGGCGGCCTCGCCGTCGTCATCGATGGCCGACACGCCGACGAGCGCTGAGAGCGAGATACGCCTTGCATAAGTCAACGCTGAGGCGAAAGCCTGCGGCGAGTCGTCTTTGCTGAGCACGGGCGTGATGCTCTTAATCCACTCTCCGCTCGAGTGAGCCAGCGTCGAGATCAGCACGGGCCGCTCGCCGATAATGTCGATCGCCTGCACGACGCACAGCTCGTTGGCAGCCAAGGGAGCGCGGCAGGCCTCCCAGACTGATGCCAAGTCGGCGTATCGCGACTTGAAGAACGGGTTTGCAGAGTCTTTGCGAGCGCCAACGATTGCGCCTTGTGCTCTTGCGAGAGCTGCCGCCAATGCGGCGATGTTGTCACTTTGCATGAATATTGACCTCTGCGTCACAAGAATGGCCGTCGCACGGCTCGATCAGCGCGGCGAACAGGTAGAGCAGGACGATGACGATCGCGGCCCAGGCGTCGCGCGAAAGGCGGCGACTAATCATCATTCGTCCTGTGAATGAAAGCCTCGAGCTGGGCGTCAGCCCACTTCTCTCGATGATCTTGCCGACAGGTGCTGTCGATGTAGTCCCACTCGCTCGGCGTGAGCGCCGCGAGGTCGCAATCGATCGAGAGCTCCACGATGCGCTTTTGAGCGCCTGCAACGTGGATGCGCTCGGCCGTGATCGAGGGTACCTCGATGTATCCATCATCCTCGACTTGATATTGGATCAGAATATCAATGTTAAGGCCCATCGTCTGTATGTTTTGTCTGCGGTAATTCACGATCGCTCCATAATTTTATCCACCGTTCGCTCCGCCACGTTATCCGACCTCGCCATGCGATACCGCTCCCGCTCGGCGGCAGCAACGAGGGCGGCCAAACGCTCAATCGACTTATGATGTTCAAACCATACCCCCTGACAGATACCGGCTTGCTCCAAAAGAGGAATCAAATCGTCGGTAGTCATATTTCACCCCTCGCACGGATGGCGGCGGCGCAATACAAAGGCCCAGCGTCGGGCAGCAGCGCGGTGTCCTCGCAAACCTTCGCACACGCCTCACGCTCGGCGGCCACGGCCTCGCGAACTCGCACGCAAATCGGGTTCTGGCAGTCGGCGTGGCAACTATGGATTGAGTTCAGATCCATGCGCTCCCGCTCGGCGGCTACGGCAAGCATCGCTAACTTCACTTCCATGTCAGACGGCTGCAAGACTGCGCCGAAATGTTCTAGCGCCATGCGGATAATGTCGTCGCAGGTCATAGCGGTTGCTCCTGCATTTTCTCGTGCGTGGTCATCGGCATTTTCGGGATTGGCAAGAGCCGCGCATGCTTTGGGGTTCTCCATTGCCATTGCATCCCGACGGCAATTCGGGCGAGCGACATGGGGTACATGCGCGAAAAGACGTGCTCGCGGATATCCTCCTCGACGCCCCCGTATAGCCAGCCTCCGCACTCCGCTTGCAACCAGTCACGGGCGACCTTGCAGTGCGCGCAGGTTTTGTGGGTGTGGAAATCGCCGTCAAAGACATATGACTCAACGAAATACGTCTCGCGTTTGTCGATGGTTCGGCGACACTCCTTGCAGGTGTGCGTGACACGCGCCACGCGATGCAAAAGTCCGCTGATTTCGGTCACCGAGCCGTCGCTGTCGTCAACCATGCACATTGGTTTCCTCCTGCCGCAGCGCGGCTTCACAAAACACACGGCGAAACTCGGCTTCTTGTGCGGCGCGTTCTGCGTCCCACGCTGCGTCCCA